GCTTTGCCCATCTTAGCCAAATCGAGCTGCCCTTTACGCTTTCCTGATTTGAACTTGATTTGATTCTTCTTTACTTTGATGTAGCGTTGCCATTTGCTAAGCTTTCGCTTAGGTTTTGCAGCAACTACCTCTTCAGCCATTACTAAAGAGCCAGCCATTTCATAATCAGTAGGGAGAATAGGTTGTATCACTTCTCCTTCTTTGATGTATACTTGGAAGGTTGGTTCTCTACCTTGTAGCACTGAAGCGTATTGATATGCAGGTATTGCTATCATATCACAAGGAACAATTCGCTCACCATCCGCAAGCACGAATCCGAGAAGCCCGCCTGCAACAGCACCTCCAGCAGCACCCCAAGGGCCAAGAGCCGCACCAAGTGCCGCACCTTCGGCCGCTCCCAAAGCCGCTTGAGCATAGGGATTAGAGACCGCTTCTTCTGCAACTTTAGCACCACTTGCTATACCCGCACCACGAGCAAACTTCGTTTTTGAAAGTGCTTCTAGGGCTTCTTTAGCCACTTTACCTTTAGCCAATCAAAGACCCCCTTCAAAGGTCTTGTGCTTGGCTCAAGATTTCGTTCATGCGTTCTGTGCTAATCTTGACTGGCTCAGCAATCAATACAACATCAACCTCGATTGTGTTGTCTTGTTCACTATCCCAGTTGTCGGTTGCAACACCAATTAGCAAATCACTAACTACGGTGTAACCAGCAGGGTGTAGGTCTCTAGGACCGTACCACAGATTTTCAGTAATGATGCCTTGGCCACCAGCGAGCGCACCAGCGTCATAACCAGCAGGAAGAGCAGTAGAATATCTTTCGTAGACACATAGAACATCAGGAGAAGCTATTCCTACTTCAGAAGCGTTCTCATATGCTCTTGTGGTTGCGAATACTTTCATGACTGATGTTAAAGATAGTGTTTCGCTACCTGAAATTGGAACTCCAACAGGAATAAATCCGCCTGTATTAGTTAGAGTACCCGCTGAATTGCGGAATTGGAAGAATACTTCCTTAACTGCTAATCCCTGTCTTGAAACAGGGTCAACATATGAAGAAAGGTCGATTCTTCCGTATAGTGTCGTTCGGTCTCCGGCTCCATCTAAGTCGAATTGCATTCGGTCTCTTAGAATTACATCTCCAGCATTCTTTGCCATGATGGGATGTCCCATAATGAAGACTATAAACTAATCCTAACCCATATCTTGAACAGGTGGGCTGACGCAAAGGCCAATTCCACCGGCCAGTGGCCTGTTTCTGAACCTATTTTATCAATAGATATATATCTAGGAACCTTTTGCGTCTAAATATGGGACAAATAGACCTAACCCCAAGCCCCGAAGCATATCTGCAAATGTTGCGAATTATCGCAGAAGAATCAACCCAACACTCTCACAGAGTTTGGGCAAAAAATCAATTAAAACTATTAGGAGTTGAAGAAGAATGAGTTGGAAATGGGATATCTTAAACGATTTTGCTTTACATTTATTTAACGCCCATCATAATGATGAGAATTTTGATACATCTTTAGAACATAAAATCATGAATGATTATATTTCATATTTGAAGGTTAGAGATGGTGGAATAATTTATGTCAAATGTGATGCTATCGATTGCAACTATCATAAGAAATACAATGTAATGTATGAAGTAACACCATTGGAGGAAGAAGAATGAAGAAACAACATTTGTTTACTCTTGATATTGGATTAGTACAAAGACTTCATCGACAGATTGCTAGAGGACATCGTTCACAATTTGTAGAACAAGCAATTAGAGGCCGTTTAGACGGTAAAGATGACTTTTCTACTTATGACATACCTACTAGGCAATTGATGGCTATGCTATTCAATAGATTAGAAGATAGAGTGGATGCAGCTGCAGAAATGATGAGAGTATTCCTAAAGGAGGAATTAGCATGAAGTGTTTTGAATGTGGTTCTAAATGTCTAACAGTATATCTTACTGGCAATAATCGCCTAGTAGTGTCTCCGCACCTCAATGACAAAATCATAGCGGTTCGTAAAGATTGTATGAATTGCGAATGGCATTCATATCCAACTAAGATACCCGAACCAATCTAAAACATCAATGTATTACCATTGTCAGCAAACTTCAATGGCGGTGGATACGGTCTAATTAGTCCTGAAGTGACACCACTCACATCCATGAGTGTTATCCATTCAGGAAGATTTAGAGCAGCATCACCGAACGCCGCATCAAATGCTACCATATTAGTCGCAGATTTGTATGCAGTTTGAAGTCCCGCTTGTGAAGTCATCTCTTGATTTGCATTTGATGCAACTCGATTGTAGTATCTTAATGCAGTTGCACCGCTTATCATTAATTCAGGTCGAATACCGCCATATTTCCACATTGGGAACACATAACCGGCAACATCTGCTGGGTCATAGACTACCGCCGTATCAGTTAGCAATGCAATTTGTGAATCCAAAAACTCAGCATATTGGCCCATTGACTCTTCAGCTCTAGAAACCTTGGTTTGCTTTACTCTAGCAAATAGTGAGAACTTTGCATTAACAATAGTTTCAGGTGCATTCCAAACCATTAGAGTAATGTAAAGATGCGGTGAATACCAGGTAGTTGTTGGTGTAGATGCAACCGCATCATTTGGGAATCTAGTAATCCATTGTTTGTTTTCCTGTTGTGAATCGTTTTCTGTTAGATTGGTGATTCCAACTTCCTTATACAAAACCGAATCAGAACCAGCCATTTGACCCATTCCCGCGAAAGTTGTAGTTCCTAGGTTCATTCCCCATGCTTCACCAGTTTGTTGCATAGGAAACGGACTAACAAACAGTTGGTAGCCTACATTGTTAGGATATGCGACATCGTTCTTTAGCCACATTCCGCCGTTATCATTGAACATGTCAACGCTTAGAACTTGATGTCTAAATCCATCTTTCAAGTTAATAGCTCGAGTCATGTAACCGAACCCAGTCTCATCGACTGTAACATCTCCTTGAATTGTGTCTCTTAACTCTACGATTGGCATTATTTGTTCGCCCTCCTGTATGCTTTGCCCATCTTAGCCAAATCGAGCTGCCCTTTACGCTTTCCTGATTTGAACTTGATTTGATTCTTCTTTACTTTGATGTA